CTCAACCTGGCTTTACTACAAATTCTGGTAAGGATTCACAGGCTGACTCTGTATTCGGTGTTACCGGTACGGGTGCCAAGAACGCTGACCCATCGGGCGGTCTTTATGGTGCTGGTCGATTTGGTTATTCAATCAACGATGCAGCATCTTCAACACTCACAGTAACAGCAGCAACAATCAACTCATCAAACTGTGCAACGGGTTCTGTTTCACACAGCACACCATCTGTTTATCAGTTTGACACTGAGTTCCAAAATGCTTACTCAGCTTCTCTTGCAGCTGGTAACATCTTCACAATTACAGTTTCATCTGCATCATTGTCAAACCATGACCTCGAAGGCGTTCGTGCATTCAAAATTTCTGGTTCAAACATCATTGATTACTTCCCACAGTACACAACGGCAAATGCAACAAACACACAAATCACGTTCGTTGTATCGGCTTCTGCTGTCCCTGGTAATGCAGTTATCACTTACCAGAAGCAACCAACATCAATAACTCGTGGTGACTTCGAAGATGGATTAGCAGGTGCAGACCTCGGTATTCCAGAAATCAACCTTGAACTCCGTTCAGAGTCAATCGTGGCTAAGACACGTAAGTTGAAGGCTGTATGGACACCTGAATTTGCTCAAGACTTGAACGCTTACCACTCAATTGATGCTGAAGCAGAATTGACATCGATGCTTTCTGAGTATATCTCACAAGAAATCGACCTTGAAATCCTTGATATGCTTATCAAGAATGCTCAGACAACAGAAAAATGGTCAGCTCGTATCGGTCGTGCTTATGACGCCGCAACAAACACATTCGCTGATTATGCAACTAACCAAGCAGCTGCTTCGGCGTTCAACCAACAAACATGGTTCCAAACACTTGGTACAAAGATTCAGAAGGTATCGAACATAATTCACCAGAAGACACTTCGTGGTGGTGCTAACTTCCTTGTTTGTTCACCACAAGTTGCAACACTTCTCGAATCAATGCCTGGCTACGCAGTAGACGGCGAAGGTATGAAGTTTGCGATGGGTGTTCAAAAGGTTGGTCAGCTCAACGGCCGTATCACAGTTTACAAGAACCCATATATGCTTGAAAACCAAATTCTTGTTGGTTTCCGTGGTAGTCAGTTCCTCGAAACAGGTGCCGTATATGCTCCATACATCCCACTCGTGATGACACCGTTGGTCTATGACCCAACGAACTTCACACCACGTAAGGGTGTAATGACTCGCTACGCTAAGAAGATTGTCCGTCCAGAGTTCTATGGTCTCATCCAAATTGATTCTCTTGGTGACATCTAATCTATCCCACAAGATAGAAGTAAATTGAGAGAGGGAGTGAGAAATCACTCCCTTTTTCTTTTATTAAAACATATTTATATGAAATAGATTACCATATAAATTTGAGGACATCTTAATGCCAACACAGAATATTAAATTGACAAATTTGGTTAAATCAAATTCAATGCAAGCCGTACTACGCGAAACTTTACAACGATTAAAGGAAGAAGATATTGACCCGAAAGTAGAGGATGAGGTAGAAAAGGCATTTACTGATGCTATGAATAAGGCAGTCACAGATTTTGGTGCAGCAGGTAAAGAGGCCGAAAAGAAAACAGAAGATGAGAAAGCTGTGGAGGATGCACTAAAAAAGACACCAGAACTTCAAAAAATTGCAAATGAATCTCTTCGTAGACGCAATAAGGCGTTGATGGAAGGTAATTTAAAAGAACAGCAAATTAATGAAATTGGTATTCTTTTTGCCGTTTCACTCGCAGTGGCCATTCCACGCATTGTTGAATTGATTGGTAAAGCTGTTAAATTTATTTCTTTATCAATGGGTGGAAAGGGCAAAATTGGTGACAAACTTCAACACGCTGGTCATAAATGGCACGAAAAAATAATTGTTTTAATTATGAAAGGTTTAACATTAATTCCTGGATTCAAAGAACTACCGGCCGATAAACAAGAAAAAATTGCCAAGTTAGTTCATATGTTGATTGTTGGTAGTTTGGCTGTTGCATCAGGTGCTGGCGCAGTTGATGCAGTGATGCAAGGAAAATCTGCTCTTGCTGGCGTAGAAGGTGCTTTAACTGCAGTAAAGGCCGGAGAGTTGGGGATTACAAAATTCCTTTCGTCTGCTATATCAAAAATTCTTGCCTAGTATAAATTGAAAATAATATACAAAAACAGGGTGGCTTGGGTCACCCTTTTTGTTTTTAGACAACTATTTATAGAATATGGAACTATTCACCGATTACATAGACTTTATAAAACTTGGGGTATCAAGTGTGGTCACACTAGTTGGAGTGTTCCTCTCTTGGTTTCTTAAATACAAGTATGGTGAATATAAACACCGTAAGATTACCCGTGAAATTTCCCAATCAAAATTAATACAGACTATTCTTGAACAACAACTTAATGAATATAATGCTCAACGTGCATTTATTCTTCAACGTCATAACGGCGGTAAATATGGTACGGGTAAATCAATGACCAAACTTTCAACAACATTTGAAGCTCTTGAGGAAGGAGTTTCAACTGAATTTAAAGAGTATCAAAATCTTCCTATTTCTCTTTACTCTGGTTTGGTTGACGTTGTTCAAAGTGAACGTGGTATATTTCCAATAATAGAAGACATAGATGATATTTTGACCCGTGCTTTCTTTGTTCAAAGAGGCACGAAAACCGCGGTGGTATATCCAATATCCCGTGGCACAGAATTAGTCGGTATGGTTGGGTTTGAGTGGACACACAAGATAAAAAATATAGAAAATTCTTATGTGGAAATTAAACAAGACGGTAAAGTAATAGGAGAAACCCTTTCTAAACTATTGTAGGAGTTTTTTATGAGAATGAATGAACATTCAGAAGAATACGTTATAGAGGAAGAAGTTGTGGGTATAGAATTAAATGGTATAAAGAAAGGGCGAAAACAAATTAAGAACAAGATACAGTTCAATTTATCTTTGAACGTGGAACAAAAAGAAGTAAAGGCGGATATACTAAAAGATACAATTTCAGTTTTAACTGGAAAAGCTGGTTCGGGTAAAACACTTTTAGCCACACAGATTGCACTTGAATATCTTTTTTATCGTGAAGTCGAACGAATAGTTATAACAAGACCAACGGTATCTAATGAAGATATTGGTTTTTTACCGGGTAATATAAAAGAAAAAATGGACCCTTGGGTGGCACCGATTCATGCTAATATGTATATGTTGTACGGTAAACCAAGAATTGATAAGTTAATTAATGAGAATATTATTGAGATTGCACCAATATCTTTTCTTCGTGGAAGAACATTTGTTGATTCATGTGTTATCGTTGACGAGGCACAAAACGTAACAAAGTCACAAATGGAAATGATTCTTTCTCGTCTTGGTGTGAATTCAAAGATGATTATTTGTGGTGACATATCACAAACAGATTTAAAAAACAAGAAAGACTCTGGTTTCCCATATTTATTTAATATGGTCAACTCTGTCCCTGGTCTTGGTGTATATGAACTAAGAACAAATCACCGGCACCCAATAGTTGACAATATATTAAACTATTTTAACGAACAGAAATAAGAGACGTAAATGGTAGAAATCCCAATTTGGCCGGGTTCATCATCATTCGCAACTGGTAGTACACCGTTTGGTAATTTTGATTCAGATGCACAATTTCAAACTGATGCCGACGCATTTGCAGATTGGTGTGCAAAAAGACTGGGGTATCCAATCGTTGACATTGAATTACAAAACGTAAATTTTTATGCCTGTCTTGAAGAGGCCGTGTTTGAGTATTCATACCATGTCAACCAATATAATATTCAACAAAATATGTTGTCTATTATGGGCACGCCGACGAACAATAATTTGACCCACGAACACGTATCAACAAATATGGGTGGATTGATTCAGTTGGCAACAGAGTATGGTTCAGAAACATTTACAAACGGTAATGTTAATTTCTATACAGCTTCAATTGCAATACAGACGGATAAACAACTTTATAATTTAGATACACTTATTCGTGATATAAAAGTACCAACCGGGTCTATTGAAATTAAGAAAGTACACCATTACTCACCACCGGCATCTATCCGTTTCTATGACCCGTACTTGGGTAATCAGGCGATGTTAGATACTTTCGGGTTTGGTGCGTATTCAACAGGTGTGTCATTCATGTTGATGCCTATGTATGCAGACCTACTTCGTATTCAGGCAATCGAATTCAATGACCTTATGAGAAAGTCATCTTATACGTTTGAACTCATAAACAATCAATTACGAATACATCCTATACCCGTCAGAGATTTTACACTTTGGATAGAATATATTGTTAAGGAAGAACGTTCAAATCCTTTAAAATATCAACCAATTAGTGGTTCCGGTGTGACAAGTTTAGTATCAGATATGTCAAATGCTCCATATAATTATATGGTATATTCTAATATAAACTCAACGGGTAAAACTTGGATATATTCATTTGGATTGGCTCTTGCAAAAGAGATGTTGGGATATGTTCGTGGTAAATACGGAAGTATTCCAATTCCAAATGGAGAGACTTCTCTGAATGCAGCAGACTTATTGAGTGCAGCTACAACTGAAAAACAGACTCTTGTTGAACAATTAAGAACAATGTTAGATACAATGACTCGTTCAAAACTTCTTGAGGCAAAAAGACTTGAAGTTGAATCATTGAGTGTATCGTTGAATGCAACCCCACTAAAAATATATGTAGGATAAGTTAATGCCATTATTTCATGGACAAAGAGACGCCGGATTGGTTCACAAGTTCAATATGGAACTTATCGTAGATATTATAGATACTGAAGTCGGTTTGTATAAACTATCATTGGATAATACCAAAACAAATATCTACGACGAGTCTGATAAAAAGGTTTATCATCAACCAATAAAGATACCATCATTAATAAATCGTCAGGCACAAACATATGAAGGAACAGAATTTGGACAAGATTATTCACAGGTATGTGATTTTGGATTTATTCGTGAACTTCTAAAAGATTATGAAACTTTTGTTGAAGTTGGTGATGTTATAGAATATAATGGAGAATATTGGGAAGTAGATTCTATTCAAGAAAACCAATACTTTGGGGGCAAGAACCCAGACTACTCATTTGCAACAGAACGATGGGGCCACAATGTTTCCATCATAGCAAACACACACTTAACAAGGCGTTCACGCATTCATGTTGAAGAAATACGTGCGGCGGTTCCAATGAATGATAATGATTTACCGAGCAACATATAATGCAAAACTCATCTCGATACAGAAAACCACCATTAAGAAGAACTAGAGATTCTTTTATAGATGATACAGATTCAAAACAAAATCCAAGGGTAGACTTTGCACAAGCACGAGAAAGACAAGTAAGAAGAGACCAAGACAAAACAAGAAGTCTTGGTATAACCTTATACGATATAGATTTTGCGGTAAAATCATTTATAGACCAAACCATTCAATTAAAGGTGGAAGATAATAATGAGTTTATAAATGTACCAACAATATATGCAAACTCTGAAAAATGGGCATCTATACAACGTAATGGGTATTTGAAAGACAAGAAAGGAAAAACTCTTGTACCACTTATTACATTTAGACGTTCCGCCATAAATATGAAACAAGAATTAAGAAAAAATAAGGTTGCTACTACGGAACAACTTTCGTATATTATGACACAAAAGTATAATAAGATGGCACCTTATGATAAGTTTTCAACATTAACAGGACAGTATGATAAAAAACCAAAAGATTATTTTATAACACCTATTCCAGATTATGTTGATGTTACTTATGATTTTATAGTTTGGTGCGAATATCAATCTCAATTAAATTATATTGTTGAACAGTTTGTTTATTATGCCGGAAAATCATTTGGTGAAAAGAACTTTTTAAAATTTTCAACAAATGTTGACTCATTTACAATGGAAGATAATAACACAACTGGACAAGATAGAATGGTCAGAGCGAATTTTCAAATAGTAACTCATGGATATTTACTTCCAAAAGAAATTGGTCGTGAAGTAACAACAAAACGATTTATATCTCCAAATAAAATTGTTTTTGGTGTGGAAGGGTATGGTAATATCATCAAACCATTTGAAACCTATGACTCTATTAAAGATAAGAAAGAGGCACAAAAAGAATTAGACAGAAGATTAAATGATTTTAGAGACATATCTCTAACTAAAAGTCCAGATGTATATCCTGGCGAAATAGATTGATATTTATATTTACATTGTTTTATTATTAATTAAGAGGTTTTTATGTCAGAAGAAGTAAAAAATCAAACGGAAAACTCGGCAAAAGAGTTTGCAAAAGAAGATATGGAGTCGGTAACTGGTTTGCAAGAAAAATACGCAACTACAGTTGCACAAATCGGACAGGTGGAAGTCGAACTGCACTTACTCAAAAAAAGATTAGACGATATTGAAGAGTTGAGAAAGAATCTCATTGAACAATATGAAGGACTTCAGGGGGAAGAAAGAGATTTGGTAAAAAATCTAAACGAAAAGTATGGTGACGGTGTATTAGATTTAGATTCTGGAAGATTTATTCCATCTTCTCAATAATTTGAATTTTTTAATTCATATTTATAAGAAGAGATAATTATATCATTTTTTTGGAGATAAATAGTGGCTAATGAAAGAATTGTAAGTCCTGGAGTGTTTACGATTGAGAAAGACCTTTCATTCCTCCCACAAGGAATTGGTCAAATCGGAGCAGCTCTTATCGGACCAACTATGAAAGGTCCGGCATTTGTTCCCACCATCGTACAAGGTTATTCTGATTTTGTAACGCAATTTGGTGGTACATATGAACAATCATATTTACCCTACACGGCAAAAAGTTATTTGAATAATGCTGGTAGTGCAACTATCGTTCGTGTTCTTGGTTCTGGTGGATATAGTCTTAAACACCCACTTGCAATTGTGGCAACTGGTAGTTGGGGTAAGAAACTTATTTCGTTTCTTCATCCAACCTTTGCTATATCCAGTGGAGATAATACTTCTTTGTTTGCATCGTCAACAGTATCTGGAAATCAAAGTGGTTCATTTGTTTTAACACTCAATGGTGATTTTGTAACAGATACCTCCGCATTTACAAATGCAATTGATGAAGAAGGTCTACCGGTAAGTGCTTCGATTGACCCTAACTCTACTGCATTTATTGGCGATGTTTATGGATATAATCCGTATGGCAACAGACCAGTTTACAATTATGTAAACTTTAGAAAACAAGCATCAGCATCTCTTGCATCCGACGGAACAACTACCATCGTACTTGAAACGGGTTCAAATTCACCAGTAGATTGGGATTTCACAACCGATTATATGGAAGCACATACACCGTATGTAACTTCACAAAAGGTCGGTAACATAGTCACAGACTTGTTCCGTTTCCATGCACTTTCTCATGGTATTCATTCAAACT